CATTGACGCCATGTCCCGCCGCTCGGCGTCTGGCGAACTCTACACCGCCCGCGAGGTGCTGTGTCATCTGCGCGGTGCCGCTGACATGCACGACTCTGCGCTGTCCGCCAAGATTGGCGCATACCTCGACCAAAGCCGCGCGGCGCACGTTGCGCTGATTTGCAAATGACACGCGGCGGCAAACGTCCCGGCTCAGGCCGCAAGCGCAAGCCGCGCCCCGTGGCACTGTGTATGCGCCTCTCGCCGGAGTTGCACGCCGCTTGGCTCGCGCGCAAGGGCACGACCAGCGGGCCGAAATTACTGAAACACCTACTCGAAAATGGCCGCTAAACGCAAACCCGATGCCGCGCAGGATGCCGTGCAAGAACTCGCCGCGCCTGCCGTGCTCAAGCGGCTCCAGATGGACGCCGCGAAGTTCTCCGCGCAAATTGACGACGCGGAGGCACGACTCGGCGCACTTGGCGAACTCAGTCCAAATGCGGCGGAAACGAAGGACAACCGCGAGCAAATCGCGCGGGTGGAGTGCGAACTCATCACGGCACGCGACAACTTCGGCAAGACGGCTAAAATCCTGCTGGCCTATGATCGCGGCGTGGCGACTGAGCGGAAGGATGGCGAGAAGATCAGCGTGGAGGAAGCGCGGGAAATCTGGAAGCAATTTGTGCTTTGCGTGAATTTAGCAATGGAGCAACATATAATAGCCAGTTCGCAAACCGCAGCTTTGTGTGACTCGCCGGAATCGTTTCACATATCCGCCGCTGAAAATTGGAGATCGGCGTTGACTGGAATAATAGATTCAGCTATAAGTGACGGAACTCTACCGAAATGGCTTGTGCAATGATAACCACAGGAATCAAACTACAAAAAGTTACCGGAATATACAGTTTCATTCATCGGGAATCTGGAATTTGTTATGTTGGAAGCTCCGTGAATCTAGGGGCTAGGAGAAGCGCTCACATGTCCGCAGCGCGAAACGGAGCTTCCGGGAGACTGTATTCAGCAATACGAGAACACGGAGAGGCAGCTTTTGATTTTGAGGTTTTAGAGGAATGCAAAAAAGCCGAATTACTCTTGCGGGAAAAATTTTACATATCGCTTTTGGGTGCGTCGTCCATCAATGGATTGAATGTCATGCACACGCCATTTGCTAGATACGGATTTAGTCACAGCGAAGAAACAAAAAAAAGAATTGGGCTAAAAAATCTTGGCAAAAAAAGGCCGCTTGAATTTTGTTTGCAAGTTAGCCTTAGGCTTAAAGGGAAAAAACTTAATCCAAGATCAGCCGAACATGCGGCGGCTATTAGCAATGCACTTAAAGGAAGGAAGGCCACAGAGGAAGCAAAAAGAAATATGGCGCTTGGGCAAACAGGGCGAAAGCATTCCGAAGAGACGAAACAAAAAATCAGTTCAGCGAACACAGGAAAGCGAAAAACAAAAGAGCATTGCGAAAAGATGAGGCAAAATCAGTTTGGTAAAAAACACAGCGAACAATCCAAGCTGAAAATGAGCATTGCAAGAACGGGAAGTAAATTAAGCGAATCTCATTGTTTGGCAATTTCAAAAGGACTCACTGGGAAAAAGCGAAAATGAATGCCTACACACGCGAGCGCAACGCCTTATTTCTCAGGCAGGACGGCAGCGTTTTTCGCCGAATCATCACGGAGACGGTGCGTGTTTCGCCGAGCGGCGAGCATGTGATTGAGGCGCAACCTTGGCAGTGCGTAGGGCCATCAGACCTATTGCTATCGGTGGAAATTGAAGCCACAATCCGACGCGAGGAAGTCGCCGTATGAAACGGTATTGGAGCACGCAGCAGCCCCGCGAAATGACAGCGGACGAGGCCAAAGAGTGGCACGCATTTGACGCGAAATTGACACCGCAGGACATCATCGAAATGCAGACGATTGACGCCGACTGCAATGACTGCGCGCACTTCAAGCGGGGGGCGATTGTGGACAAAATCCCTGCTCTTTTCCCGAAAGGCGGCACGCTGCACCTTGGCGCGGGGAAATACTTTGAAGGCCATTGCACAAAGCTCGACAAGCCAACGCGAGCATTCCCGACTCAATACAGCGGACGAGAATGTTTTGAGCATCGGCGCGCAAATTTAATCGCATGAAAACGCTCGACTTCGCCCGCGCGCAAATCCGCTTCGACAAATCCAGCCCAATCACCGGGCCGTTTCGCGATGAATACTATCCTTTTCTCCGCGCCCCGTTCAACGCCGCCGATGACATTTCCTGCAAGCGGCTAGTCATTTTCAAGGCGTCGTCCTGCATGGGCACCGTCGCCGGGCAAATCATCAACTTGAAACGCATCGTGTGTGACGTGGGCGACCAGATGATTGTCTGCCAGACCGATGACGACGCCGCTACGTGGGCAAAGACGCGCGGCAAGGAATGGATTAGGAGCAACCCCGACGCCATGCGGCTGCTATCTCGCGACAAATACGCGATGACCAACGATCTTGTGCTTTTCAGGTCGAAATTTCTGCAAATCACCGGCCCCGGCATATCATCCGCGCAGTCTGTGCAGGTGCGTTACTGCCAGACCGATGAGAGCCATCTGGAAAGCTACCCAGACGGAAGGCTCATCGAATTTGAAAAGCGCATGGGCGGGCGATGGGACAGGCAGGGCACGCATATCACCACGGCACCGGATGAAGGCCGCGAGGTTGCGACGTTTTACCTCGCAGGACAGCAAGACGAATGGCACTTCCGCTGCCCGAAATGCGAGCGGCTAGTGTGGCCGCTATGGGGCGAAGATTCAGGGAAACATTACAACGGCGTGAAAGTTTTTGGTTTCGATTCGATGCGCGATAGCGTCGTTTTTATGTGTCCACATTGCGACCATATTTTAAACGACACCGCGCGCGACCGCTACGCGCTCAACCGCGACGGCGATTACGTCGCGCAGAATCCAACGGCACCGCCAGAGACGCGTAGCTTCCGCTGGAGCGTATTCGCCGCTCACTGGATTTCATGGCGGGAAATGCTCATCGAAAGCAACAGCGCGATGGACGCCGCGAAGCTCGGCAATTTGAAGCCGTGGGAGGATTTCGAGAAAAAACGCCTCTGCAAAATCTACGTGCCGCGCCTGCCAGATTTCGGCGACGCCAAGGGCAATCGTGACTACCGGCTCGGAGACGTGTGGCAGCCGGGGGGTGAGACATTGCGTGTCCTATCCTGCGACCCGCAGGCGGGCAAGGCAGGCGAACCAGCGCACCGGCACGCGCTTGTGACTGAGTGGGATCGGCAAGGCAACTCGCGCCGCGTGTGCTACCGGCGCATAGATACGGCAGCGCAGTTGCACGAAATGGCCGCTGAGTTTAACGTGAGCGAAGGCAAGCCGGGTAAAAATTCGCACGTCATAATTGACAGCGGGCACGAACCCCGCCGCACGTTTCGGGAGTGCGGGCAATTCGGATGGTATGCGTTCAAGGGGAGCGACCTCCAGCAGTTCCACGCCATCAAGCAGGGCATCGGCGCGGACGCGATGAACGTCACTCATCCCATGCCGTATTCGCAGCCGGAGCCGCAATCCGGCGTTGTCGGCGAGGCACTGCCAAAAAGCGCACGCAAGGTCAAGGTTGGCCGTTTGCCGGATGGGTGGGCGTATTGCATTACGTCGCACAATCCAGAACTTTACGGATACCTTTACGCGCTCATTACGGGCACTTCGGGCCGCTATTTCGGGATCGCGCAGGACATGCCGGAGTGCTACGTAAAAAACATGCCGGGCTTCATGCCGTTGATCGAGCCGGACAAGAAAACGGCGACGGTGAAAAAAATTGTGTGGAAAAAAATCCGCGAAGATCACTATTGGGATCTCGAAGTTTTAAGTTTGGTCATTGCCATTCGCAGCGGCTTCTTCCCGCTCGGCAAAGAATCCGAGATTGACACGCCGCCGACGCCCGTGTAAATACACGGCAAACCATGCCATCTCCGCAACGTCTTTACCGCCATTATTCCACGCCCGATTTGGCGGCTGCGTTCGCGACGGCCAAGAAGGAACTGGAGGAGTGCTGGCAGTCTGTTGGAGGTGGCGCAAAGAGCGGCACAAAGGCGATCACGGATGCCAAGTTGAGGCTGCATGAGATTAACGCGGAAATGGATTTTCGGGCGGGCATTATGACGACGAAAAAAGTGAACATGGATTTGACCGGATACAAATGAGCAAGCGCAACCGATACCAGAAACGCGACACGGCAACACTTGAGCGGTCAAAGCGCAGCGGCCTCGCGCTCGCTTCGATGGCTAGCTATGATGGAGCGATGCCTGACAAGACGCGGCAAATGTCGAATCGCATCGGCACGAATCCAAACTCGGCATACGCGCAACAGCAGCGCGTCACACTCATGTGGCAGGCCGAGGACCTAGTGAAGAACAGCGACTGGGTTTCCGTTTGCTATTCGCTGAAACAATACTGCCAGCCGATTGGCTACCTCGCGCAGACCGGCGACCCGGCACTCGACAGCGAAGTGAACCAATACATGCGGGAAGTGATGAAACGCGGCGGCATTAACCAGTCCGCGCTTTCCGCTTTTTCGTGCGCCGCCCACGTCGAAATGCCAGTGCGCGGTGATTCGATTCTGGAGCGGTATGACGACGAAACGCAGCTTCGCTTCATCGTTCGGTGCGCCGATCAAATCGGCGAGCTTTACCGCTTCGTAAATCCTGCCAGCTACGGTGCCGAGGCATTCGTGCAACCTCCCGCGCCGAGTGTGCGCTACATTGCCGGAATTTTCCTTGCGCCGAATGGCATGAACGAAGCGTTCAAGATTTACGAGCGCGGATACAATCAGACCTATCTCAACCCGCAAATCGTCCCGGCGTGCAACGTCATTTTCTTCCAAGACAATCTGTTCGACGGGCATCGCGGAGTCACCAAGTTTGCGCCTGCAATCCAGAGTATCCAGAAGCGAAACAAAATCTGGCAAAGCGGTATGGATAGCATGGCGATTCAGTCGAAGATTGCAGCCATTGCCAGCAACGCCAGCGGCTCGCCAGACCCGCTCGACTACGAGACGACCGCGAACTCGGACGGCACCATCACCTACACGGAAAAGATGGCGGATGGCGCAGTGGTGAAATACCAGTTCAGCGACGGGGACTCGTATCAGTTTATGAAGTCGGAAGCTCCCGGCCCCGCGCTTTTGCAAGGGCTTGACTACTCAGACGAGCGCACATGCCTCTCGCTCGGATTCCCCAAGGCATTCCTGATTTCCGCGCGCGATGGCGGCGGCGCTCCTACGCGCTTCGACATGAGCCGCGCAGGGCGGGAAATCATGCGCCTTCGCAATGACGTGTATCTTCCGCGCTTGGAGAAAATGGCCTATCTGTTTTTGATGGACGGCATCGCTC